CCATCTCGACAAACAAGAATGCTATGTCTACTGGTCCAATCACGATTGCATCAGGTGTAACCGTAACTGTTCCTAGCGGTAGTCGCTGGGTCGTTTTATAAAGGATAAATCATGGCTAGTGTTGTAGTTTCAGGCGATACATCGGGTTCAGTTTCATTATCCGCACCTGCGGTAGCGGGTACTACTACGCTTACTTTGCCAACCTTTAACGGCACAGTAGGTCTTTTAGTTAGCGGAACAGCCGTAGCATCTACATCAGGCACTTCTATTGACTTTACTGGTATTCCAGCAGGGGTAAGACGGATTACTGTAATGTTTCAAGGTATGAGTACAAGTGGCACATCGCCACCAATGATTCAGATTGGTTCAGGAAGCGTAACAACAACAGGATATTTAGGGTCAAATACAATTACTGGGTCAGGCGTAGCTTCACTTATTTATACCGCAGGATTTGGTATTGGTGTAAGCACCGCACAATGGTCAGCAGCAGCTGTTTTGCATGGTGCTATAACTTTGTCATTGTTTAATGCTTCAACAAATACTTGGGTTGCGTCAGGAGTAACTTCAACATCAAATAATGATGCTAGTTATTTAACTTCAGGTTCAGTACCTCTTTCGGGGGTAATAGACCGTGTTCGCATAACTACACTTGGTGGCGTAAACACATTCGATGCTGGCTCAATCAACATTCTTTACGAATAGGATAAATCATGGCAGTCACATTAAATGCAAGCACTAGCTCAGGACTGGTTTCCACAGCAGATACAAGTGGAATAATTACACTACAAAACAATGGAACAAACGCATTAACTGTTGATAGTGGTAATCTGCAATTTAACTCAGGTTACGGCTCAGTCGCTACAGCATATGGATGTCGTGCATGGGTAAACTTTAATGGTACTGGTACTCCAGCAATAAGAGCAAGCGGTAATGTAACTTCTATTACAGACAATGGTACTGGTGATTACACAGTTAATTTTACAACTGCTATGCCTGATGCTAACTATGCGGTATCTGGTACAAATGCTTTTTCATCATCAAACAGTTCTGTTTACGCAATAAAACCTAGAAGTAATACTGATTTAACAACAACGAGCGTAAGAATTTTATCAACTTATGCTAGTGGTGGAACGACAGATGTTTGGGATGCAAATACTATTACTATTGCAATATTCCGCTAATCAAAAGGACAAATTATGAACCAACGAATTATTTACCCTACTGATGATGGTGTAGCTATTATTGTTCCAGCTGATTGCGGTTTAACAATTGAAGAAATTGCCGTTAAAGATGTACCTGCTGGCAAACCATACAAAATTGTAGATGTTGCTGACATTCCTACAGACCGCACATTCCGTAACGCATGGGAATTCGTCGCAGACGAGGCAGAACCAGTTGAAGAAGTTGTAACTGAGCCTGTAACAGAACCAACAAACGAGGTAACAGAATGATTACGATTAACTTTGACAAAGCCAAAGCGATTACTAAAGACCGCTTAAGAGCAGAGCGTACACCTTTATTACAAGCCCAAGATGTAGCATTTCAGAGAGCATTAGAGTCAGGTGCAGACACTACTGCTATTGTTGCTGAGAAACAAAGACTGCGTGATATTACTAAACTAGCCGATGAAGCAACTACGCTAGAACAATTAAAAGAATTAGGAGTTTAATATGTCAGTAATTATTGACGGAAGTGCAGGAGTAACAACTAATACTGGTGCTGTCTATAACAGCATACAAACCGCAACAGCCGTAACAGCAAGCGGAACAAGCATTGACTTTACTAGCATACCTAGTTGGGTTAAGCGTGTAACTGTGATGTTTAATGGTGTTTCTACTAACGGTAGTTCAGTTATACAAGTCCAATTAGGCGATGGTGGCGGGATGGAAAATACAGGGTATTTAAGTACTTCATCCACCACTGGCGGAACTGTGACTGCTATTACCTCTGGTTTTGCCATCTGTACACCTGCGGCAGCATCGGTTGTTAGTGGACATTGCGTCATTACGTTAATAGACTCCGCAAATACTTGGATTCAAACATCCTTAATCAAGTCTGCAACAAATACGATGGCTTATAGCGCAGGTAACAAAGCCACGTCAGCCATATTGACACAGATTCGCATTACGACAGTAAACGGCACAGATACTTTTGATGCTGGTTCTATAAATATTCTTTACGAGTAAACCATGGCGGACATCGACCCAATTGAGTACGGTAAGCTAGTTCATGCCGTTGAAAACTTAGAATCAAAAGTAAGTGCAATGGAGTACGATATCAAGAAGCTGGTAGCAATGGCTGAACGGTCTAAAGGCTCTTTGTGGGCTATCATGGGAGCTGCCTCTGTCTTTGGTGGTTTTGTAACTTGGATTGCTGATTTAATGTTTAAGAAATAATTATGCCACTAGCTAAAGGTAAATCACAAAAAACTATCAGTAAGAATATCTCTAAACTGGTAAAAGAAGGAAGACCTCAGAAGCAAGCTGTTGCAATCGCATTATCAACTGCTAAAGTAGCTAAACCTAAGAAAAGGAAATAATATGCCAATGGTAAAAGACAAGAAGTTCCCATATACCACTAAAGGTAAAAAAGAAGCTAAACAGTACGCTAAAAAGACTGGTGCTAAGATGACCTCTAAACCAGCCAAGAAGATGGGTGCTAAGCGTGGCTACTAAGCCGGGATTGTACGCCAATATCGCAGCAAAGCGTCGTCGTATCGCTGCAGGATCAGGCGAGAAGATGCGTAAGGTAGGCAGCAAAGGCGCTCCTACGGCTAAACAATTTAAAGAAGCAGCTAAAACTGCTAAAAAGAAATGAGTTTCTTTATCGGGGTATTGTTTTTTTGCACTGATGGTGGTTGTTATTTTATGAAGATTAATGATACTTTTGACAAGATTGAACAGTGTCAAGCTGTCGTGCGTCAGTGGGATAAGTACGCAAGAGATAACGGCTTACAAACTGAATACACTTGTTTAGAAGTTACCTTAAAAAGTAATGTCTAATGGTTAAAAAAGTATATCAGAATCCTGAAGGCGGTTTAAACGCTAAAGGAAGGGCTTATTTCAAGCGTACTGAAGGAGCTAACCTCAAGCCTCCAGTTTCTGCTAAAGAGGCTGCAAAGTCCCCTAAAGCAGCTAAAAGACGTAAGAGCTTTTGTGCAAGGATGGAAGGTGTCAAAGGTCCAATGAAGGATTCTAAAGGACGCCCAACTCGCAAGGCTCTAGCATTAAAAAAGTGGGATTGTTAAAAAAACACTTGCTTTTTTCCTAAATTTGTGATAGGATAACGATTAAATGGCTACCTATGTTGATGTTGTAAATAATGTACTGACTCGCTTGCGTGAGCCTGTAGTCACGTCTGTAAACGATAGCACCTATGCAAAACTCATTGGTATCATGGTTAATGATGCTAAGCGTGAAGTAGAAGATGCCTATGACTGGAATGCTTTAGGATCTACTGTAACGGTTACGACAACAGCAGGAACATATAACTATACTTTAGTAGGTTCTAAGACTCGTTTTCGTCTCATTGATGTATTAAATGATACGTCGAACTATACACTGCAGTATGCTCCTACGCATTGGATGAACCAGCAGTTCTTGTTAACGACGCAAGGGACTAATTCTCCTTACTACTACAACTTTAACGGTGTAGACAGCAACGGAGATACACAGGTTGATTTATTCCCTGTTCCGAATGCAGTGTTTACAATTCGATTTAACATGACTGTACCCCAGCCTGATTTGACTTCAGACAGTACAGTTATCAAAGTACCTGATCATCTTGTTGCTCAATTAGCGTATGCTAAGGCAATTGCAGAGCGTGGCGAAGATGCTGGTATTAGTTCTATTGAAGCATACAGCCTGTATCGTAATTCTTTGGCAGATGCGATTGCAATTGAACGCAATCATTATCTCGAAGAAGTTGAGTGGATTAATCCGTAATGGCTGAACAAATTGTTACCTCGTCGATTGTAGCGCCGGGGTTCAAAGGTGTTAACACTCAAGATTCGAGTGTAACCCTTGAATCAGGTTATGCGACCATCGCAGAAAACTGCGTGATTGATAAATTTGGTCGTATCGGAGCTAGAAAGGGCTGGAGTCCTGTTAACGCTACCAGCACTGATTTAAGTACTGCGGCTGTTCGTACAATCGTTGAGATTGTTAAAGAAGATGGTAATGTTGTATTGACTGCTGGTAACAATAAGTTATTTAGCGGTACTTCAACATTAACACAGTTAGCTGTAAGAAACAGTACAAATACTGCTAATCTGTCGTATACGATTACGGATGATCACTGGAGTATTGGTGTGCAGCCTTATAGTACAGGCAAGAATGCTTCTGCTCACGGTTATTTAGCTCAAGCAGGGCATCCAGTCTTAGTGTATCACAAGTTACCTTTAGTTGGGACTGGTGCAACGATTACGGTTACGAACGTAACTGGTGGCGGTAAGATTAGTACCTTTACAGTAACTACTGGCGGTTCTAACTGGTTTGTAGGTGACTTAGTAACTGTAACAGGTGGTACTGGTTCTGGAGCTACTTTTACAGTTGCTTCTGTTAGTGGAACTGCCGTACTAACACTAACAATGACTAATGACGGTACTGGTTATACAGTAAACGATGTATTGACGTTAGTTGATGTCCCCGGACAGCACAGCCATGAGGGTAGCTACGGATTGCAACGATTAGGCGATGTTGGAAGTGTACCGTCAGGCTATACTACGGACACATTTACACCTAACATTGCTCTAGCAGCTTATGGTCGTCTTTGGTATGCTGATATTGTCAACGATAGACAGACAATATACTTTAGTGATCTGAACAATGGAGCAGCTTTAACAGGCGGTTCATCAGGGTCGTTAAACATTGCTGATATTGTACCAGATGGTGATCCAATTGTATCACTAGCAGCACATAACGGTTATTTAGTAATATTTTGTAAACATCACATTGTAATATATAACAATGCAAATGATATTACTAATATTGCATTGCAGGATTTGATTAAAGGAATCGGTTGCATTGCACGAGATTCTGTAGCACTTGCAGGAACAGATTTAGTATTCTTGTCTAACGGTGGTGTACGATCATTATTGCGTACCATTCAGGAGAAGTCCTCACCAATTCGTGACATCAGTGCTAATGTTCGTGATGATTTGATGCAGTATATTGATGCTGAGACAGCAAAGCAAGTAAAAAGTGTGTACTACGAAAAAGATGCATTTTATGTTATCTCTTTCCCGACATCAAATATTGTATATTGCTTT